AAGGCCAGCCTGAAACGGCGGTGTATATCTGTGAGGCTTGCGAGAAACCTATCGCCGAACATCACAAGACGGCCATGCTGGAGACAGGGGAATGGCGAGCGACAGCAGAAAGTGCGGACCCGACCACAGTTGGCTATCACCTCTCGGCGCTCTATTCGCCGGTTGGCTGGCTCAGCTGGGAACGCATTGCGCGCAGTTGGGAGGCAGCGCAAGGATCGGACGATGCGATCCGCGCCTTCAAGAATACCATCCTCGGGGAAACCTGGGTGGAATCTGGTGAAGCACCGGACTGGCAACGCCTGCTGGATCGCAAGGAAGAATGGAAACCGGGCACCGTTCCTGCAAACGCTTTGTTTCTGACCGCCGGGGCCGATGTGCAGAAAGACCGGATCGAAGTTGATGTCTGGGCCTGGGGTCGTGGGCTGGAAAGCTGGCTGATCGACCATATCGTCATTGACGGCGGTCCCGGGTCTGAAAGCTGCTGGAATGGTCTCACCAATTTGCTGGGCCGAACATGGCCACACGAAAACGGCAGCCAGATGACCATCGCGCGCCTCGCCGTTGATACCGGTTATGAAACCCCCGCCGTTTACGGCTGGGCGCGGAAAGTCGGCTTTGGTCAGGTGGCTCCTGTTAAAGGTGTCGAAGGCTTCAATCGTGCCAGTCCCGTTTCAGGGCCAACTTTCGTTGATGCGACCATTGCCGGCAAACGCCTGCGTCGGGGCGCGCGGCTGTGGACGGTGGCGGTGTCGACCTTCAAATCCGAGACCTACCGGTTTTTGCGTCTGGAACGGCCAACACCGGAAGAAATGACCGCTGGAGCAATGTTCCCGCCGGGAACGTTGCACCTGCCGGGCTGGATTGATTCTGAATGGCTGAAGCAGCTTGTGGCCGAGCAATTGGTGACGGTGAAGAATAAACGCGGTTTTGCCCGGCTCGAATGGCAAAAATTACGCGAACGCAACGAAGCACTCGATTGCCGGGTTTATGCCCGCGCGGCCGCGTGGATCCTCGGGGCGGATCGCTGGTCTGAAAAGCAGTGGGATGAGTTGGCGCGGCAGGTGGCAGTGCCGGAACAGGATGCGCCGGCCGTATCTCAATCACGACCGGCTCGGCCCATTCGCCAACGGCGCTCTGTGCGCTCGAACTATATGAGGTGATGGGTTAGCCGTTCAGCGTGCGTTGCACGATTGCCGGGTCTTTGGCAATCATCGCCAGCAGGACGCGTGCAGGACCATCGGGACGGCGACGGCGGTGCTCCCAGTTCAGAAGTGTGCCTTTTCTAACGCCGATACTTTTGGCAAACTCCGCCTGCGAAAGGCCAGTGCTGGCGCGGATGATCTGCACGTCAGGTTCCGGAATGTCGATCTCGTGTATGGTCGCCGGACCTTTGCCCCTGGCATGGGCGAGGGCCTCTTTCAGACCTTGTTCGATGCTGTTGAATGCGTCGTTCATCGCTTGCTCCTGTAGGTTTCTGTCAGGGCCTTGCCGAGGGTCTTGACCGCTTCGGTTTCAGCCTTACTCAGGTTGGCCTTCTCGTTCTTGGCGAAGACCGTGATCAACATGACCGGTGTGCCGTCTTCCGGGCTGAAGACATGGATCACCCGATACCCGCCGCTTTTGCCGCTGCCAGCGCGCGCGAAGCGGAATTTGCGCACACCGCCTCCGATGGAAATACCACTCATTGGGTTGCGGGCTACGAAATCGATTAGCTCCATGCGCTCGGCATTACTCATGATCGCGCGGGCACGGCGCTGGAATTCGGGCATTTCGACAACGGTTACAATGGTCATGACACCAAATAGGCGCCATTGGCCTATATGTCAATGACCCACATTAAGGAACGACATGGCCACATTGGCAGAACTCCAAACCCGCCGCGAAACCCTGGCGGCCTCACGCGCCAGCGGCGTGGCCCGGGTCAGCTATGATGGCAAAACGGTTGAATACCGGAGCCTCGCTGAAATCGACCGCGCCATTGATGTGCTGGACCGCGAAATCGCTGCGCTCGAGGGCCGCAGGGTGATCCGGCAAGTACGCGTGACCACGAATAAAGGTCTGTAATGAAACTGTTCAACGCGTTTCGCCGCCATCCCTCTGGCGGTCCTTCAACCGTGCGCGCCCGCCTCGAAGGGGCCATGTCGCGCCGCCGCCTGCGGGGCTGGCAACCGCCCTTGGAAAACATAAACTCGCTGGTGGCCTCGGGTGGGCCGCGTCTGCTGGCGCGTTCACGCGAGTTGGTCGTCACCAACGGCTATGCCGCCAATGCCTGCGAGGCCTACGCCGCCAATCTGGTTGGGGACGGGATTAAACCCTCATCCTTGATCGAGGACGGCGAGTTGCGAGACAAGGTCCAGCGCTTGTGGCTGGCCTGGACTGATCAAGCCGATGCCGACGGGCTGACGGACTTTTATGGTCTGCAGGCGATGATTGCCCGCGAGATGTTTGTGGCCGGCGAATGCTTCGTGCGCATCCGGCCCCGACGCGCGGAAGACGGTCTGCTGGTGCCGATGCAATTGCAGCTTCTGCAAGCAGAAATGCTGCCGTTCGAGCTGACGAAAACCACTCCGAGCGGCAACCCTATCCGCTGCGGCATCGAGTTTGATCTCATCGGCCGCCGCGTCGCCTATCACTTCCGCCGCCGCCATCCCGGTGACAGCACGGACAGAGGCCCGGTCATGGGCAACCCGGTCATCCCTGAAACCACCCGCGTGCCCGCCGAGGATGTGCTCCATATTTATCGCCCCATTGATGCGGGGCAAATCCGGGGCCTGCCGCATGTGGCCCCGGCCATGGTGCGTTTGTTTCTCTTGGATCAATATGATGACGCCGAGCTCGACCGCAAGAAAACTGCCGCGATGTTTGCGGGCTTTATCACCAAGAATGCGCCCGAAGAGGCGTTGATGGGGGCGGTCGAGGACGAGGGAACCGGGATTGGCATCGCCAGTCTGGAGCCCGGAACCTTGCAGGTGTTGTTGCCCGGCGAGGACATCAAGTTCTCAAGCCCCGCCGATGTTGGTGGCGGTTATGAGGCGTTTCAGTATCGCACGTTACTGGCGATCTCGGCCTCATTAGGTCTGCCATATCATCTGGTCACCGGCGATGTGCGCCAGGCCAACTATTCGAGCCTGCGCGCTGAATTGGTCGAGTTTCGCCGTCGCATCGGCCAGCTGCAGCACGGGGTGTTGGCGCATCAGTTCTGCCGACCCGTTTGGATCCGCTGGCTGGAAACGGCGGCGCTTTCGGGCACACTCAAACTGCCGGACATGGCCAAGGCCAAACCGGTCCACTGGATTCCGCCGCGGTGGGACTGGGTTGATCCTCTGAAAGACATTCAGGCGCAATTGCTCGGGATCAACGCCGGGTTGATGTCACGGCGCAAGGCGGTCGAGGCCACCGGCTATGACATCGAAGAAATCGACCGTGAGAATGCGGATGATGCAGAACGGGCCGCTGGCCTTGGCCTGATCTATTCCACCAGCCCCGGTGAAACCCAAGGCGCGCGGGCCACGCCCACCAAGAAAGCCGATCCAAACAAAGGAAAAACCCCATGAAGAATTGGTATTCGATCTGCGCCCTCAATGACGGTGCGGAAATCTCGATCTATGATGAAATCGGCGCGTATGGTGTGTCGGCGAAAGCGTTCCTTGCTGATCTTGGCAAGCTGCCAGATGCGGACCCGCTGACGCTTAGGCTCAACAGCCCGGGCGGGTCCGTCTTTGATGCGGTTGCGATCTACAATGCGCTGCAACGCCACGCGGGCCCGGTGACCGTGAGCATCGACGGCATTGCCGCCTCGGCCGCCTCTTATATCGCTATGGCGGGTGATGAAATCATCATGCCGGAGAACGCCTTCCTGATGATCCATGATCCCTCGGGGCTTGTGATGGGCACGGCGGTGGATATGCGCGCGATGGCGGGCGCGCTCGAAAAGATCGGCGCCTCGCTCGTCAAAGGCTACGCGGCCAAATCCGGTAAAGCGGAAAAAGACATTGCGAAGCTGATGGCCAAGGAAACCTGGCTGGATGCGGCCGAGGCGGTTGATATGGGCCTTGCGGATACGATGAGCGCGCCGGTGAAAATGGCCGCCAGTTTTGACGTAAGCCAGTTTCAAAATACGCCACCGGAAATTGTTGAGGCGGTGAAACCGGTTGCGAAACCTGTTGTGCCAGTGGCCGTTCCCGAACCGAAAACGGTTGCTGTGGCCAAGGCAGAACCTGTCGCAAACCTCAAATCCGATGCGGTACCGGTTGCGAAATCCGACCCGGCGGCACTGTTGGCGGAATCCCATCCGGTTCCTTATCCCACCGCCATTCGTTCTGAGGCCATGACCTACGCCAAAACCGTGGTCGATCTGTGCCGATTGGCAGGGCAGCCGCAAATGGCTGCGGGGTTCCTTGAGGCGGAAACCAGCCTTGAGGACATCCGCAAATCCCTGATCGATGCGCGCGCCAAGGACGATCCCGATATCTCCTCCAACCACCCGCAACCAGGCAAACACAGTGACGCCCGCCCTTGGGCCGATGTGATTGCTAACACCTTCAAACGCAAAGGATAATCAATCATGACCATTCTGACCGAGAGCCGCCACGCAGGCGGTTTTTTAGTTTGGGAAGCCTTTCGGGATTACACCCGCGAGGTCATTACCATCGCCACCGGCAGCACATATCCGGTTCTGGAACCCGGTACCGTGCTTGGTAAGATCACCGCTACCGGCAAGTACGCCGCCCATGATCCGGTGGCCGTCGATGGTACGGAAACGGCTGTTGCCGTGCTCTGGGGACTAGCGGATGCCACGCTGGCCGATGCCACGGTGGTTGCGGTCCTGCGTGGTCCCGCCATCGTTAACGGCAAGGACTTGGTCTTCACGGGCACACCGACGGCCGCGCAGATCACAACTGCCAAGACCGCGCTCGATGCCGTTGGCATCCTCACCCGTTAAACCATTCCCCCCAATTACGCGCTTCCGGACGAAAAACCGGTTCCCACTTTTTCTGGAAGCGCTTCCCTGAAAGGAGGTCGCAATGGCGACCATGGATATCTTTGCGACCGACGCATTCTCGGTCATCGAACTCACCCGCGCGCTGGAAAACATCCCGTTCAAGCCTGCGACATTGTCTGGTTCCGGCCTGTTCTCGGATCGCGGCGTGCGAAGCCGTACCGTTGTGATTGAATCCCGCGATGGCACCCTGTCGCTGATCCCGTTTTCCGAGCGCGGTTCGGCCTATGACCAGCAGGTGCCGGAACATCGCGACGTGCGCGCCTTTGTTTGCCGCCAGTTCAAAAAGCAGGACGTGCTCTGGGCCTCGGAAATCCAGAGTATCCGTACCTTTGGTTCGGAATCTGAAACCCAACAAATCCAGGCCGAAGTGGCTGGGCGCCTGAAGCGGCTGCGCAATGATGCGGAAGCCACTTTTGAATACCACCTGTTGAATGGCATTCAAGGCAAGGTGCTCGACCCCGGAAACGGGGCGACGGTGATTGATTACTTCACCGAGTTTGCCATCACCCCCGCGGCTGAAGTGAACTTTGATCTGGCGAACGCGTCTCCGGCCTCGGGCGCCTTGCGCAAGGTCTGTCAGGCGCTGATTAAAAGCGTCGAGGATACGCTCGGGGGCCTTTCCACTGGTGCCGTGCAACTGCGCGCCGAATGCGGCTCGGCCTTCTTCGCTGATTTGGTGGCACATAAGGAGGTGCGCGCAACTTATCTTAATACCGCCGCAGCGGCAGATTTGCGCTCGCGCGTTTCTGATGAAGTCAGCTTTGGCGGCATCAATTTCCGCCGCTATCGTGGCAATGCCGCGTTCGGCGTGCCTGTCGATAAGGCGTATTTCTATCCCGAAGGCGTCGAGGGGTTGTTTGAAATCTACTACGCCCCTGCGGACACGTTCGAGACCGTCAACACGCTTGGCCTACCGCTTTACGCCCGTTCCATCCCTGACCGGGATCGCGATGAGTGGGTGCGCCTTGAGATTGAAAGCAACCCGCTGCCGATCTGCACCCGTCCGCAGGTTCTGCGTTCGGCACGTCGCGTCTAATGTTGGCTTTTGCCGCCGCCATGGACGCGATCTTTCAAGATGCCAACATGGCGGTGGATGCTACATGGACCCCGCAAGGTGGGGTTCCTCTGCCGGTGCGCATTATCCGCAAAGCCCCGGACGAGTTGACGAGCTTCGGCGCGGCGCGGATTTTGTCGGACACCACCATCATTGATGTGCGGGTGTCTGAAATGCCGAGCGTAAAATCCGGCGATACCATCATCATCGGCCCGGACACGTTTACCATTCAGGGCGAGCCGAAGCGCGATCGCGAGCGGCTGATCTGGTCGCTAGAACTGGTACCCGCATGAAGCTGAAAAATGGGTTTGGCGCTAGTTTGGACGGTGCAATTTGCTCGGATGAGTGATTAGGCGTATAATTTGTGTGTCCATGGAAAATAGAAAGGAAAATGAAAATGAAGACATTTAGAACTTCGGTTTTATTTGTCAGCGCCACCACGCTTTTGTTGGCGTTCTCTGTGCAGGATGTTGCTGCCTACCCTCGAACAAAAGAGGAATGCGATGCAGCCGGCGGTGCTTGGGTAAGCAATGGTAGCAGCGGGTTTTGTTATCTTGCACTCCAACGCGAAAATACCTCCAAGGCATGCAAATCCGCGGGTGGTATAGTTTTGACAACCAAAAATAAGCAGAAAATATGCGGTCAAGTGCGGAAAGGCGGCGGAGATCCGCTAAAGGGGCTTCATCTGCCAAAACCTGACACCAAATAGGCCAAATGTGGAAACGGCGTTGGTCTCGTTGATGCCATAAAAAAACAGCCTGATCTGCTGATGTTATTCGGCACGATCGGGCGATTTGACTTTTTTACAGAATCGGATTGCATGAAACTGAAGCTCGACTTTGATCCTGATCTTGTCGGGATGCTGAATGATGAGATCAAAGCGGGTGAGCATGCCGTCACGGTTGCGATGAAGTCTGCCGGAGCGGAGCTTAAACAGGCGTGGCGCGAACAGATCACCCATGCGGGCCTTGGCCGCCGTCTGCCGCGCACAATCCGAAACAGGACCTATCCGAAGGGCAAAGACAGCATTGATGCGGCGGCGTTTGTCTGGTCCAACGCCCCGGAAATCCTCAATGCCCATGATCGCGGGGTTCTGATCCGCTCGAAAAACGGGTTTTATCTGGCGATCCCGACCGAGGCCGCAGGCAAGGGCCGAGGTGGCGCACGCCTGACGCCGGGGGAATGGGAGCGCCGCCGCGGGATGCGATTGAGGTTTATCTATCGGCGCAATGGGCCCAGCTTACTGGTGGCGAGCAATGCCCGAAAGTTGGTGATGGGGTGATTGGGTGGCATATCATGGCGGTGTTGACGCGCCGCGATTCTCAGAGAGAAAAGGATATGCCACATGAAAAACGATACGATTTTGGAGTTCACCG